GTTGTGACTTACATGTTGTATTTAAATTCTTTGCCCAAAGAAGATGGCGCAGAGACAGAATTTTTATACCAACAATTACGTGTATCGCCAGAAGAAAACACAATGGTTATTTGGCCCGCTGCATATACTCATGCACATAGAGGTAACCCCGTATTAAGTACAGCCCATAAATACATTGTTACAGGATGGTTTTACTATGACTGAATTTCAAGAAAAAGGCTACACACTAGTTAAAGGGTTTTTGGATCCACAAGCAGTAGCAACTGTTTCAAGATACCTTGAATATAAACACAAACGCTATCCAGAAACAAATGAAGCTGGAGGGGCAAATTCTGATCCAAATAGTAAAATTGCTTGGTATGCAGACCCCTTGATCGAAACAATTTTGTACAATTCAACTGCTGATATTGAACAAATAACAGGTTTGAAACTATTTCCTTCATATTCATATTCTAGAATATATACAAAAGGCGATGAGTTAAAACCACATGTTGATAGGCCTGCCTGTGAAATATCAATAACTTGTCATGTGGCTACAGTTGGAGAACCTTGGCCTATTTATATGCAAGCACCCGGTAAAGAAGCTACTAAACATATTTTGGAACCTGGCGATGTTTGTGTATATAAGGGTTGTGAAATAAAACACTGGCGTGAAACAGCAGTAAATACAGACATTAACGTGCAATTTATGTTGCATTACACAGATCAAAATGGGCCAAATGCTTCTCATAAATTTGATCGTAGGGTATCATTAGGTATCAAAAAGGGGTAAATATTATGCCTATTGGAACTTCAAAAATTGGTGTATTGGGCGGAAAAATACCCGTCCCTGCGGGGTCACAAACATTTAATTCCCCGGGAACTTTTACGGCTGTAACAGGTCTTAAAAAAGTAACTATTACCGGTAAAGGTGGAGCTGGCACTGGAGGATGTGCGGGTAATCCTGGAAATCCCGGAGCTGGTGGTGGAGGTGGGTATGGAGGTGAGGCATCTCAAGTTTTTTGGTATCCGCCTTATTATGATTGCTGCGGCAATCCTCAACCTGGTTACTATATAGGTTATGGTTCTAATTACTCGAACTCAACTTCCGGTGGAAGTGCATATCCTAATAACTATGCTGCGGGCCCAAGTGGTAACGCAGGGTCAGGAGGGGGTTCTGGATCAGCAGGTAGCGCTTCAACGGGATTATGCAAAACATTTCCAGGAGGTAACGCTGGAAACCCAGGTACGGCAGGTAATGGCGGATCTGGAGGAAACAAAGGCGGTACTGGTGGTAGTGTAACTTTTGCATGTGGCGGCCCTTATGGCGGTTTCCACAAATGTGGATATGCGGGTGCCGGTGGAAACGGAGGGGGTTCAGGTGGCGTAGGAACTACTCCTGGTTATCCTACTTATACATCTGGGCCAGGAGGTGTTCTTCAGTGGTCTGGAGCTGGTGGTGGCGGTGCTGGTGCATGTAATTCTGGTAATGCAGGTATTGGTGCTTGTTACCATTTTGTAGGCCCTAATTCTGGTTATACTTATACTCGCTGCGGTGGTAATGGAGGAACAGGCCCAACTGGTTCTGGTGGCCACGGTGGAAATGGTTTTTACCAAAGCTTTCCACCGACAACAATAACCGTTAATCCAGGTGGTCATTCTAATTGTATTCGTGGCGGAGGCGGTGGCGGTTTTGGAGCAACAATTTCTTCAGGTAATGCGTTTGCTGCTGGCGGAGGCGGTGGCGGAAGAGGTAATGTAGGAAATGCTGGAGCTGCTGGCGGGGCAGGTAATGCTGGAACACCGACAGCTTATCCATGTGTTTCTGTAACACCTGGCGCTTCATATCCAATTGTTGTTGGTTCTGGGGGGCAAGTTAACATTAGTTGGAATACACAATGAAACTCGATGAAAAAAGACAAAAAAAACTGGATGAGATTCTTCTTAAACAAGAAGTTGCAAATTTTGCGGGTGAACTAACTCGCGCTAGATCTGTAACTGTTGGCACTGCTTTTGGTGGCACAACAGAAATATCCATGCGAAGCGCAAATGGAAATCATATTTGGTGTTTAATGCAGCCCGTAGAAACAATTGAATTAATACATCAATTGGCTGCAAATGTAGGCTGTCATATTCAACTCAAGCCAAGAGAAGATTTTTCAAGCTGGAGAAATTGGAAAGTATCCGAAGCAGAAAAATTGCATTTACAAGGGCATCCTCCTTTTGCTAATGATTTAGCTCCTCATAATCAAGTAGGCGCAAATCTGCCGCCACCTGAACAGCAACCAGGCTTAGAATTAAGTCAAGAAATAAGGAGTCCAGAAAATGTTGTGGCAACTAAAAAAACTGTCAACAAACGAAACGCTAAACGAACCACAAAAACTTCCTGAAAATTGGGGCCCGATTTTTGGTTTAACTGGTATTCAAGATAGGCTTTCTGATTTGTCTTGGCTTGGCCCTGATTACATGGATCAGGGTTGGTTTAAATTAACTTTGGCTGAAGAAATTGAATTAGATATTAAAAACTTTTTAAATGAGTCAGCGCCTATGGTTGATGGTAGTAATACGTCTTTAACTAAAGGACAGTTCATTGCATGGACAGAATACCGCCGTTTATTGAAAGCAATACCTTTTCAAATAGGATTTCCCAATACAATAGTTTGGCCAGTAAAACCACAATAGGAAAATAAAATGCCAGACGGAACACAAAAAACAGAAACGCTTGTTGCTGAAGAAGCAGAAATTTCTGCGTGGAGTTATTTCCCATCTAACATTTATACAGTAGAGCTTCCTGGTTTTTTATCTGCTGTGCAAGAAGTATCTGAAGAGCGTTTAAAAATTGTTAATCAAGACCAAGAATTAAATGACATTTATCCTGTAAAAATGTCTGATAGTTATTTTGATGATCCACGTATAGCGAATTTTACGCAATACACTGCTCAAACTGCGTGGAATATTTTAAAAGCTAACGGCTATGCAATGGATAATTTATCGACTGTATTTACAGAAATGTGGACACAAGAGCACCATAAGCATTCTTTAATGGAGCAACATACTCACGGTTTTGGTGCGCATATTGTGGGTTTTTATTTTCTTGAAGTTCCAGAACACAATTCTAATATAGTATTCCATGACCCGCGTCCCAGTAAAGTACAGATAAATCTACCAGAAGAAAACATAAGTTTGGCTACGCCAGCTAGTCAAATGGTCAATTTCACACCCAAACCTGGGCTAATGATTTTTTCTAGCGCTTGGTTACCCCATTCTTTTGGACGTCATGCGTCTGATAAACCTTTAAAATTTGTTCATTTTAATTTAGCTGTTCAACAAAACCAACCAATTTGTTGCCCTCCTCCCGCAGAAGTAGTATGAACAAATACCGTATTCGATTTAATAAATCCCGTGGCCAAGAAGGCCGTGGCACAATAGATCATGTATGGCGTGTATTTGAAGGTGATAAAGAATACCTTTTTAAAAATGTACGTATCAATGTACCTTGTTTTAGTGAGCTTGACCCAAGTGGAGGGGACTGGAACATTTGCTGCTATGGTATGTTAGCCATAGACAGAGACACATCAACTGCAACTATAGGAGTTAAAAATGGCAACAAAGAATTGGATAGCTGGAGCAATCAAGAAGCCAGGTGCATTGCGCAAGGAACTTGGCGTTAAAGAAGGTAAAACGATTCCTGCAAAGAAGCTAGCCGCCGCTGCAAAAAAACCCGGAAAACTGGGGCAGCGTGCGCGTCTGGCTGAAACACTCAAAGGAATGAAGAAGTAATGTTTTTTATACCCAAGAAAAAACTTGTATTGCATTGCTATACACAAACAATTGGTTTGGTTGAAATGGCACCTATTGAAAAAGCAAGTAAGTTTCTTCCTTCATGGTGGAAAGAATTACCTAAAAATTTTAAAGTTACTGACGATATTAAAAACGAGTTAAGTATACGTAAAGGAACAACTTTAAAAAGTTGCAGTGGCTTTACTGACTTATATTCAAAAGGAGCCATATTACCTATGTGGTCAGATGTAACTATTCAAATTGGCGAAATAGGTAACAATTCTTATAGGTTTTATCATAGAGATAATAGATCTGTTATTACAATTCACCCGCAAATGCAAAGAGGAAATTATTTGCCAGATACAGAATATCAACATTTAAAATTTGTATCGCCTTGGGTATTTTATTGTGAAGAACCTACAAATTTTGTTTTTATGGAACCCACATGGAATTTAGAAGATTTACAATACACAAAGACATTACCTGGAATAGTTAATTACAAATACCAACATACAACAAGCGTTAATATGATGTGTATTAGAAAACCAGAAGCTTACGAATTTGACATTCCTTTTTTGCATCCTATGGCGCATATTATTCCTATGGATGATAGGGAATTAGAAATTAAAGTTTCTTGTGATGAAGATAAATATAAATTCTATTCTGAATTAAATCGTACTAGAGCCACTTATAGAACTCTTAAAAAAATTAAACAAGACAACGAAAAAAAGGGTTGTCCTTTTGGATTTGGTAGGTAGGTGGTAAAATGGATCCAATTACCATTTTTGCTGCGTGTAAGGCGGCTCATGCAGGAATAAAAGAATGCGTGGAGTTGTACCAAAGCTTTAAGCAAGATGGTAAAGATGTCTCTGATATTGTCAATGAAGTCAGCGGTCACTTAGGTAAGTTCTTTACGCACCAAGAGCAGTACAAGGTAGCGGAAGTTGAGGCAAAGAAAACGCCATTACCTAAGAATATCTCTGTCAATGAAGAGGCAATGAATAGGGTTTTGCGGCAAGAACAATTGCAGCAGATGGAGACAGATTTACGGGAGATGATTATCTACCAAGTGGGGATGCCCGGACTCTGGTCTAAGTTTGCTGACATGAGAGAAGTTGTTAGGAAAGAGCGAGAAAAGCTCGAGCGTGAACAAAAAAAGCTGTGGCAGAAGCTGCGTATAAACGTAGACTTCTTATTCAAAAGTATCAGGTGCAAGCAGCCATATACGCTGCAATTTTGATTTTGGCGCTTGAGTTTGCAGGGCTGATGTACTACGTTCACAATGAGTATCAAAAATCTAAATACCATCTGGAGGAAAAATAATGTTAACCCTGTTAAGCACCTTAATATCGTTTTTAATGTCTGGAACGCCCAAAATACTGGAATTCTTCCAAGACAAAAATGACAAGAAACATGAGCTTGAATTGGCTCGTATGCAAACTGAACGTGAGATGCAGTTGCTTGCCGCTGGTTATGCCGCCCAAGCCAAGATCGAAGAAATCAAGACCGACCAGATCGAGATGCAGACCACAGCCCAGACTACCCAAGCGGTGATCGGCGCACAGCAAGCTGAAATGCAAGCCCTTTACGCCCATGATATTGCCATCGGTCAAGGTGCAAGCCAGTGGGTGATTAACCTCAGAGCTGCCACAAGATCAATCTTGACTGTGGGTTTCTACCTATTGCTGGTGCTTTTGGACATTGGAATCTTTGTTCATGGCATGATCCACGGCGCAGACTTTAACGACATGGCTAACCAATTGTGGGACGAGGACACTCGGATCATGTTTGCGGCTATCATTACCTTTCACTTTGGCGGTAGAGCTTTTGGGAAGAATGAATGAACGTCAGCCCCAAGGCTATCGAAGTAATTAAACACCACGAAGGGGTGCGGTACAAGCCGTATCGTTGCCCTGCTAAACTGTGGACAATAGGAGTAGGACATGTACTTTACCCAGATCAAGGCAAAATTCCTTTGGCTGAAAGAGATGCTTATCAGCTTCGTGACCAAGATAATAAACAGTTTTCTCCCCAAGAAGTAGATGGAATACTTAAGTTCGATCTTGACCGATTTGAGCGTGGAGTGGCAAAACTTTGCCCGGTACCCCTTACACAAGGTATGTTTGATGCTCTTGTGTCTTTTAGTTTTAACGTCGGATTGGGGACACTCCAGCGTTCAACGCTTCGTCAAAAGCTGCTTAGAGAAGATAAAGAAGGCGCTGCGGAAGAACTCTTGAAGTATTGCATGGCTGGGGGTAAAATCCTTAAAGGGCTACAGAATCGTCGCATAGACGAGCGCGCCATGTTCTTATCCTAGGAATATCATGCCATTAGAAAAAGTCGTTGGATTACAGAAAGTTGTTTTTAAACCGGGAGTTAACCGGGAAAACACTCGCTATACCAACGAGGGTGGCTGGTATGAATCCGATAAAGTGCGTTTCCGTCAAGGCACGCCTGAAAAGATTGGTGGCTGGACACAGTATTCTAATCAAACGTATCTAGGCGTTTGCCGTCTTTTATGGAACTGGGTTGATTTAAGTAACACTATTTATCTGGCGGTTGGTACAAACTTAAAGTTTTACATTACATCAGGCAACGCGTACAACGACATTACGCCTATCCGCTCAACGGTAACGCTGCCAAACAACCCAATAGCCACAGACTCCACCACCAACTCTGGCGGTAATACAACCGTTACGGTAACTACAACTGCGGCTCACGGCGCATTGGTCAATGA